AGATTTGGCAACCTGCATTAGAATTGATTGAAATTTTGAAAAATATTTTTTTGCCTTTGCCTTATCTTTATCTTTTAAATGGATTTCCATTTGCTTTATCGTTATGACACCACTGGTACAACCCCAACGATAACTGTTTCGGCATTCCTAACCCCATTAAGCATGATCGACGCAACAAACGATTACGCAGATGGATTCAACATCACTTAAGGAGTGAATTATGAAAGTAGTCGCAACCCAGAAGGGCTTTATTTACGGTGAAAAGCGTAAGCCCGATGATGAATTCACTCTGGTCGATGTTGAAATGGCCAACGGTGGAGTTTATAAGGCTAAAGATCAGTTTTCTAAAAACTGGATGAAAGCTGTATCCAAGGCTAAATCTAAAGAAGCCTAATCAATTGGGGACTTCGGTCCCCTTTTAACCATCGGGGAACTCATGAGTTTAGGTAATTTTAATGATTTAGTTAAATCAATAATCACATGGTCACATCGCAAAGACTTAGGCGTGTTAATACCTGATTTTATAACGCTGGCTGAAACAGAGATGTTTGCTAATGACGATGAAGTGTTAGAAATTAGAGATGATGAGAAGACGGCAACATTAACCGCTATTGGTACACCGCCGAACGAATCAAGATTTATTACATTACCAACCGACTTTATTAGTCAGCGATCTCTTAAGATAACAAACCAAGATGATCAGACTAACTTAAGATACAGATCACCCACGGCATTAAGAATTCATCCCGACACAGGAACACCAACACAATTCACAATAACTAGCCAAATCGAGCTTGATATAGTTCCAGATCAAGATTACACGCTGACAATGAAATACTTTGCCAAGCCAGCACCGCTAACAGCGTCGAATCAAACTAATTCAATATTATTAAGTGATCCAAATATCTATCTGTATGGCGCACTTCATCAGGTATTTGTGTTCACTGAAGACGATAACGAAGCAGTGAAGTACTTTAACAAGTTTAATTCCGCAATTCGTGGGGCAAATGACAGGGCGCGTAAGGGAAGATTTGGACCGGCACCAGCAATGAAAGTTCTAGGCTCAACACCATGACATTCACAACCGTACCTATTAACATAACAGGGCCGACATATCAAAGTCGGTCACGCCCTTTATCGTCACAATTAACGGTTAATATGTATCAGCAATTCGCTGAAGGTGGCAAAGATAAATTTGTGCTTCACTCGTTCCCCGGTCAAAAGCTTATTAGTTCTGTTGTTGGCACTGTTGATCGCGGCCAGCATAGAATGAAAGAAGTTCAATTCAAAGTGGTCGACAAAACTTTATATCAAGTCGATAGTGCCGGTGTTCACGTCTCGAAAGGAGAAATTACAGGCAATAAACGCTGTATCTTTGAAGATGATGGCGAGAATTTAGTTATTGTTTCGGACCAAGTGTTTGTTTTTAATTCCTTTAATGACACGTTGGTAATAAATCAGAACATAAATCTAACCGATGTATTATCCATTACTATCATTAACAATCAGTTTATTTATACTCAAGAAAATATATCATTTATGGCGCTTCCTGGAGATCCGTTTGCTATTAGTGGATTAGATGGTATAGGAGCAGAATCAAGTCCGGACAGGCTGGTAAGAGATTATGTTTTTAACCAAACAATCTATCGCTTTGGCGTTAGAACAACAGAGCCTTGGTATAACTCAGAGGTTGGAACGCCACCAATCGACCGAATTGAGGGGCAAGAGTTCTCAGTGGGCCTAGGAGCCATAAACAGCGTTGCAAACACAGACAATGCCATCTATTGGCTGGGTGATGATAAAGCTATATATAGAGTCTCAGGTGGTATTAACGAGCGCATATCCACTGACGGTATATCAAACTCAATTGAAGCCATGACGGTAATGGACGATGCCTTTGGTTATACATTCACATTACAGGGCCAGGACTTCTATTTAATAACATTCCCTAGTGAGGACATTACGTTTGTTATTAATGAAAAATTAGGTGTTGATGGCTGGTTTAATTTATCGTCAATTGTAAGAAACTCAATTTCAGGCGGAGACAAAGCGGGTAAATATTCCGGTACATCTTTATTGCAAGTTTATGACAAAATTATCGTAGGCAGTGGCGGGAAGAATTTAGAACTAAGACTTGATGAGTTCACTCAAGATACTGACACTATGTTAAGAACAAGAATTACATCATCAATAAACGGTGAATTGGTTGGTGCGCGGGGTCATGAAATAAAAATGTCAAGTATTGAATTTATCATGGAGGTTGGCGTTGGCCTGGTTACTGGTCAAGGTGAGGTGCCTAAACTAATGATAGAGGCGTCTTATGATGGTGGCAGATCATTTGCTGAAGGTGATTGGGTAGAAATAGGCAGAGCAGGAGAGTATACGTTAAGGGTTGAGTGGTTTAACATGATGACGTTTACTGATTTAATATTAAGAATTACGATATCCGATCCGGTTCCTGTTTCTATTTACAGCGCTGCAATTGATTTAAAATTAGCGGGTAGGTAATGGCTAACAGAGTTAATCCACCCAAACAGCTTGGGTTGCCCAATTCAATAAAAAGTAATCCGGACCTGAAAAAAGCTTTCGATGAACGTGATTTTATTATGTTTCAGATATGGAAGCGTTTAGGCGGCGGCGATGATGCAATAGAAAATGCAGAGCAAAACATAACAAGCTCATCGTCAAGAGTTAGCAGAAACGCTGCAAGAATTAATTCGTTAGAACTTAAAGAGTTCGAAATAATAATTACAACATCTTCATTAACAACATTCACAAACCAGATTATTATTTGTAAAAACACAGTGTCGATTAATATCACGTTAGACCCAGAAGCCATCGAGGGCGACGAAGTGCACATAAAAAGATCGAGTGATATTGTTGAGGTTATAGGCCAAGTCGACGGGTTAACGAATCTAACTATTAACGTCCCGTTATTTAGCTTGCATTTAGTTTTTAATGGTACAGATTGGAGTCAGATTTAATGAGTAATAACGTATTACCAGATCCGCTAAACGTTAATGTAGTCAGTCCCGATCCATTACCCGTGGCTATAAAAGAGCAGGAGCCATTTCAAACGACTGCATTTGGCGAGCTTAGATCGGAGCGAGGAAGCTCAATAACTCAAATAAGCGCAAGATACACTCTGCTAGATAAGGTTTTAACGGTGACTGACTCATTAGGTTCTGGATCGAATTCAGTAGTTGATGATAAATTCACATCCCAAACCGGAACCGGCTCAGATGGTTTAGCCAGCATATTGACATTGAGGCAAGTCAGCGCTAGACCGGGGCAAGGAGTGATGGCAAGATTTGACGCCATATTTACCGCTGGCGTTGCTAATAGCCAACAGGCAGCAGGGCTTATCACCAGCGAAAACTCTTATGTGTTTGCGTTTGTTGGCACAGCGTTTGGAATTGTCCACACTCATGGCGGAGTAAGTGAGACTCAGGAGTTAACAATAACCACACCAGCATCAGGCTCAGAAACCGCAACAATAAACATTGACGGAATCCCATTCAGCGTACCACTAACAGCGGGAACGGTTCAGCATAATGCATTAGAGATAGCTGAAAGTTTAGAATCTCAGGTGACTAACTATAACTTCACTTCAAATGATGATCAGGTTGTTGCTCAAGCACTTTTGGCTGAACCTCAAGGTTCATTCACATTCTCAAGCGCAACAGCTATTGCGGCATGGTTTCAAGAGCATGCTGGCGTGTCTCCAATTTTTGATTTTATATCCCAAGCTAATTGGAGTGCAGATACTAGGTTAACTGGAACCGGCTCGGATATATTAGATCCAACCAAGGGTAATTTTTATCAGATACAACTTTGCTCAAATTTTGGCACGGCTAGATTTTTCCTGGAAGATAGCGCAACAGGAGATATAGTTCTTGTACATCAAATAGCAGGGGCAAATTTAACCACAACAACCGCCGTAACCAACCCAACTTATCGGCTAGGGTGGTTAGCTCAAAACCTTGGTAGCACAATCAATTTAACATGCTCGGGTAGTGAAGCTAGCGCGTTTATTGAAGGTTCAATCAGGCGAAATAATGCACCAAGATCGGATAGCAACAATCAGTTGTCGGTAGGTACTTCTTTAACAAACATTATGTCATTTAGAAATAGAATCCACTTTGGCGGGAAGGTCAACCGCGTTGAGGTTTACCCTCAATTATTATCTTTATCAGCACAAGCTAATAAATCAACATTTTTTGTATTGCTGGTAAATCCAGTCTTTGCAGCCGATGTTGATTTTTTCTATATTGATAAGACTGGATCGGTGATGGAGGCAGCAATTGATTCAGTTGGTGTAAGCGGCGGAAACGAGGTCGGATCGATAACCGTTTCCCCTAATGGTGGTGTTAACTTAACTTTTAATCAAGAACTTAACCAAGATACTATAATTTTACCGGGTCAAACCTTTACGATAGCCGCATTCGCTGCGAGTGGGGCGGGTGGAGATATGCAACAAACATTCACTTGGCAAGAGGATTCTTTGTAATGGCATTACAATCAGCAATAGATGCGGCAACGGCAAGTAACGCAGCAGTAATAAATACAAATGGTGCTTTAACCAGTCTAACGATGAGTGTTATTAATTCGGAAGTTACAACGCAGTCAACTAGAACAGACCTCCATGAAAGGACTTACAAAGCTGAGTTTTCTTTAAAAGCAGACTTAAAAAATGGACTGGCGCCGATAGAAATTATTCAATCAGATGCGACACGAATATTATTTTT